CTTATTATGTCCACATAGTGTATTTTTCATCAAAGAGTTCTTTATTGTAATTTCTATATCTAGCAGCCATACGCATATAGTCTAATATTTCAAAATCCTTTGTGGCTTTACCACCATTTATGTTATCTTTAAACCACTTAGCAAGCTTTCTCCAATCTTTGATTTTTCTCATTTCTTTTTCGAGCTTATCTACCACAATTGACTCCTCTAAGAACTCTTCTGTTGAATAATTTTTCATTACCTATCAGATGTGATATTTTCCTGCCATAGTTGGTCAATTCTTTGGTCAAGTAATTCACCTACAGCATATGCTAATTGGTCGTCAATATCTTGTAAATTGTTTAACTCCATATCTCTATAGCTTTCAAGTCCTTCTAAATCATCTGTTTTAGAAATGACATTTTTTATCTGTACCTCAAATTTCTTTGATAGCTTCATTTGCTGGACATGCCACATCTTTACTACCTTATTGATACCAGCACTGGCTTTTCCTTCATTGATTAAATATCTTTTAACTATATCCATTTTAACTCTCCTTATTTTTAAATGTTATATAACATATTTATATAGTTATTTACTTTTTGTGAGATTTTTGATATAATGAATAAAAAGGAGGAAAATAATATGGCACCAGGACCGATAACAAGAAATTATGCACTGGCCGAAACGGTTGAAGAGTTGGAAGTCAAAGTTGATAAAATGGCGGATTCTATAGTTATTTTAATAAGTGTGATCGAAGCACTTACATGCAAGGTATATGGTTCAAGAAATCCTGGCGGTAAAACACCAATGGAAATTTTAGCCGCAGCAGAAAAAATGACTGATAGTTGGGTAGACTAAAGTGATAAAATTCAGAAGTTACATACACTCAGTAATAATTAATTATATTGACCATGTAATAATGATTCTTTTATGTACTCTGTCTGCGTATGCTTTAAATGAGATATATGGTCATGTAACATATGCGGTTGGAGTAATGCTCATATTGTATTTCACATTTGAATCATGGTGTAAAATATTGAATCCGGTTAATTGGTATAAAAACTGTTGGTATAATGGAGGAAAATAATGAAGGATAACATATGTGTATCATGCACTTGGGGTGTTGGGCCGGACGTATTGGTAACGTTCAAAAATTTCCCATTCATTTTATATGAGAATCCTAAGAACGACGCACCACCAAAGGGACAGTGGGCTCATGGGTATGTCTCCAAGGGGGCATTTGATATGAATATTGACGAAGCTGAAAAGTTTGCAGCACTTCTAAGTGAGGCGGCGCAATCAGCAAGGGAAATAGAAAAGGGGATTAAAGAACACAGTGCTACACTCAGTAAAGATATATGATAGAGGACAATGTATCCAGTCTTCATATGGAACTGACATAGGAAAATTGACGTTTTCTATATCTGTCAAATTGCTAGGCATGGATATATCGTACTTACAGATTTATGTTGACAATGAGCATTTTGGTGTTCCATCATGTGATGTTGTTATGATACGAAAAGACATGACAAAGAGAATGGAGTTTAATGAAAAACCGATTAACTTTGATATAGAACACCTATTTGAAGTTTAAATAAAATCCTTCATAATACCTTTTATCTTATCCAACTCAACCCGCCTACATCGAAAGAACAAGTCATATAATCCAGTCTTGTCATTAAAGAAAAATTGATACATAACAGTAAACTTCTCTACCTCTATTTTGTTAAGCACTTCAGGCACCTGTTCAGATGGTGCAGTTACCTTAAACCACCTCATTTCCAAAGAAGCATTCATATCATTTATATATGTGTTAATCTGTTCTTGATTAATATCTGACCCACGCTTCTTCCTCGGCCTATATGCTAAAAGTAATGCACATACACCAAGTATCACTAGCCAAATTGTGTAATCTATTCCTAAAAACATTATTTTATCTCCAATTCTTCTATTGTATAGTCAATCAGTTCATCGTGGTCAAAGTACTCATCTACCTTATTGTCTTCCGCTATTTTAGCATACCTTTCCCAATAATCATTTGGATCACCCGTATCCTGCCACTGTTTTAACAAAGTGTCGTTTAATTCTTGTAGTTCCAATGTGATTCTCCTCGCTTCTTCTGTACATAAGTGCTTATATTCCTTGGCATTAATTTCATCCTCAAATCCTTTAGTCATCCAAGTCCTATAATAATCGTAGTCACCAGCATGTCCAATCACCACAAATACTATCATCGTGTTATTCTCCTTATAAAAATATTACCGTCAACACACAGAAGGACAAATAGAGTTGTATAATCAACCAATTCGGAATACCATTTTCATATACTCTACCATTTGCGCCTTTTAGAGTTCTATAAATAATTGTCTTATCATTTATTGCTCTCCGTGTTACTTCAGGTAGACATAGGTTCCCAATAACGAACCAACTCAACATACACATAATAATAATAGACGCTAAGTTAGCTATAAGCATTCCCGAAGAGTTTCCAAAAATCAATAAAGCAAGATCAACCACTGTTTCCCCCTATTAAATATATTTTTTATGTGTATGACTGCAGTGCTCGCATTTTTCTTCCACAATTTCCACCTGATGCCAGTCTGTAAAAGTACATGCGAAAACAACTCCAATAGCCAAACCTCCAAAAATCAATACAGCTGTTAGTCCCATAATTTTTCCTTTTCATCCATTTTTAATTATTATATCAAATCCAAATAACTAAGTAAACAGTATAAATACATAGTAGTAATTATATATTAGGAGGACTGTATAAAATGATGGAACAAAATACAAGAAACATAACGATGAAGAGTTATTTGAAAGAAGCAGTGGATGAAACTCTCATTGCTGCATCTATTGAAAATAGAGTGAGAATGGCTCTTGAAAACGTACCAGAGTGGGTAGTAATACCAGACGCTGATAAAGATGAATGTGTAATGATGGTTACCTCAAAAATACCATCCCAATATGGAGATATGTAAGATGGATATAATGGACAAGTACTTAGGTGAAGCAGTTAGTGCACGGAGACCAGGACCGGCTGAAATATTTGCTAGACAACAAGACCCGATTCAGGTGCTAGACAACCTTGATTTTACCATAAGGAAATTGGAAGGCATTTTAAAAGCAGCTGGAGTCAAGAGCCTACTCAAGAATATAAAAAAGATGAATAATGCATCTATTATAATAAGAGAGAGGCTTGGGGGAAAAGGAGCCTGGGGTTGAGACTGAATAACTATATATTTGAGAATAATAATATAAACTGGTATATCAATACGATAAAACGTGACTGTAAGCCTTGGCTCAGAAGAACCAAGAGATGCAGTAAGTTTTTCTTTAGAGGAGTTATGCTCGCTGATAGTGATTTTGTTAAAAAGAATGTCAGAAGTGATAGAACACCAATGAATATGAGGCCAAGCGTTCAGAAAGAATTAGACGATGGATTTCAGAAGGAATTTGGTTGGAAACCAAGAGCCTCTGGAGTTTTCGTAACTACCAATCTGGATGAAATTAAAATGTATGGTAAACCAAATTTTTTCTTTGCTATAGGAGATTTTAAATACGTTTGGTCACCCAATATAGTTGATTTATTTTCAGATATACCAGTATTGAGAAGTGTTCTAAGTAAGAAGGTGAAACCAGAAGATGTACATAAAAGTATAGCGAAAGAGTATTATACAGACGGTGCTTTGTGTCTTGCAAACAGTAAAGGACATGAAGTGATGGTTGGTTGTAAAAACTATTATTTATTAAGTACAGGCTCATTAGAAGGCACGTGGCATGAAAAGGATAAATTATTAAGAAAATTATTATACTAGGGAGGACATATATTGGGGAGAGTCTGGAGAGTTAGAAGAAAATATCAGATCAAAAAGTACTATTTTTACACTAAATATAAAAGACTTTACAATAAAAAGAGGAGATATTAAAAAATGATAAGCAATAAAATGGAAAAATACTTAGGTAAATCCTATAAGAAACCAGCACCTGATTTTGATAAAGTGCTAGACGCAGCAATGAAGAAATCAGAAAAGGAACAGGCTGCAAATAAAAAGGGTTTAGGTGAGTCAGAAGATACGGTTGGAACAATGGCATTAACCAATGCCTATGGAAATGTCGGAGTTGGAGATAAAGGCACACAACCATTGAAAGTAGGTAGAAGTAGCCCAAGTATGTCATCAAGACAAAGATCATGGAATTTGGGATTTGTATCTGATGTACTTGATGCAGAAGGCTTACTATCAGGTGATTTGAAAAGAGAAATAGCATTAAGACTATCTAAGTTGGGTTAATAATATGGCGGTTAGTAAATACACGGAAAAGTCTTTCTTTGAGTTGACTGGTAACCAGATAAGCAATATTAGTCAACTTAAATTATTCAATATATTATTGGATAATGATAGACAAACAAAGTTTATGAATATCTTTAGAGTAGCTAGGGTTAATACTGATGTTACAGAAGATGTATTGTTCTTTGATACTTATGAGGTACCAGATGGTAATTTTTGGGATAATATATCACATGAAATATATAACATACCTCAACTCTGGTGGATATTAGGACTCATGAATAACACAGTGAATCCATTTGAAGAGCTTGATGCAGGAACGAATATATCCGTTCTTAAAGCAGAGTATGTATATAACCTAACTAAGGACTTGGAGAACTTATCTGAACTATAATGGCGACTTATGATAAAAAATGGAAATACAAGCAAAACAAACTGGATAGAAGGACATTTTCAGTTATGTTGTTACTTGAGAGTAGACCAGTTATCATTGATGGATCAGATGTTATATCTTGTTATTTCATAGAGGATATATTCAGAAATAGTATGTCAGGTAAGTTAATATTCCATGATAGAAATGGACTACAAGAATTTGGTGCGTTTAGTGGTAATGAAAAAGTAATCATAGTATATGGATCAGGTGATAAAGATAGAAACTTGATGTTTGATATATGGAAGATTGGCAGAATCCAGCAGTCTGGTACTGGTGCGAGAACTCAAGAACAAGCCCAAATGGAAATAACCTTTGTCGATTCATTCTTTCCAGCGTTTCAACTCAAACGATATAGTAGAAGCTTCACTGAACAAAAATCAACAGATATTATAAAGTATATACTTGATGAAATGGTGTTTATTAAAGACAGTGATGTTCAGATAGCTATGGAGGACAGTAAAACAAAATTAGATTTTATTATGCCATATTGGACACCTCGTATGGCCATAAGTCATTTAATGAAAAGGTCTAAGGGCGGTATAACTGGAGAGAGTGGGTATTTATGCTATGCTAACACAGATGATGAAAGTGTAGGTATGAAAATGAATGTATTGACACTTAACTACCTATTCTCAGATATTGGTAGAACAATTGATACACAAAAGTATGTGTTAACATCGAGGGACGTTCAATATAAGAATAAGATACTTGAGTATTGGATGACTGGTTTGGATAGAAACTCAAATGCCAAGATAAGAGGTGGTAGCTGGAAAGGATACAACTTTTCAAGAAAGAAACTTATATCGAGTGATTTGGGTTACTCAGACGCTATAAAGAAATCAATGTTATTAGGTAGAAGCTCACTATATGGTCCTATTGATGATATATCTTCAAATATATCAATGTCGGGAGATAGCGATTTGGATTTACTTGAAGCTACATCATACTCTTCATGGACAAAGAGATACAGCCTGCAATTTGTTTTAAATATTATAGTGAAAGGTGATGAAAATAGGTTTGCTGGTCAACAAATAGAGATAGCTTGGCCTAGCTTTCTTGAACAACAGAAGTTTAATGAAGTACTGCAGGGTAAGTATTTAATAAAGTCTGTTACTCACCATTTTGGTCCTGGTAGAGATTACCCATATGTTCAACGTCTTGTCCTATTAAAAAATGCTTTTAATAAGATGAATACAAGGTATCTAGTAGAAGCACAACAAAGAAATATAACAACAGAGAAATACAATATTTTAGTACATAATTAAGGTAAATAATATGATAAAAAATCCATTGTCTGATACAAAGATATTATCAGAAAAAATGACTGGCTTTTACCGTGGTGTCGTGGAAGATAACAATGACCCAGAAAAAGCGGGGCGTGTAAGAGCAAGGATATGGGGATTACATACATCACAAAAAATACAGGATGAGTTAGAAGGTATACCCACAGATCAACTACCTTGGGCTGAACCGTGTTTCGGTTTAATAGAAGGTAGTATCAGTGGGTTTGGTATGTGGAGCATACCTGTTCAAGGATCACATATTATGTTATTCTTTGAAAATAATAACATATCACAACCAAGATATTTTGCTACAATGCCTGGTATACCAGAGGCCAAAGCGAGCTTAGATGCCAATGACCCAACTCTTCATGAAATTCCAGAAATTGCTGGTACTGATGATGATTCACCTGCACGTCAAGGATTTCAAGACCCGGATGGTCAGTATCCAACAGATGTAAGACTCGGAGAACCAGACGTTCATAGACTTGCAAGAGGTGTTAGTGATGGAACTCTTGTGCAAACTCAAAATGCTAATAGAGATATAGGTGTACCAGAAGCACTTGGTGGTAGTTGGGATGAACCAGAATCAGCGTTTGCTGCACAATATCCTCATAACTTAGTGATTGCTACACATGGTGGGTTGACTCTTGAATTAGACTCAACACCGGGTGCTGCAAGACTTAATTTTTATCACCCAAGCAATAGCTTCATACAGATAGACAATGATGGTGTAATGATTATAAGGAACAATGATAAAAGATATGAAATAATACTTTCTGATAACAATATACATATTAAAAGAGATAGAAACCTAACAATTGATAATAATTCAACCAGATTTATAAAGGGCAGTGAGTTAGAAGAAATAGATGTAGATAAAATAGCAGAAATAGGTGGTAATTTGAGTGTAACCGTTACGGGTAATATAGATATTACTTCTACCGGTCCTACTAATGTTACAGCACCTACGGTCACAGTCACATCACCGACAACAACAGTAACGGGTGGTACAGTAAAATTAGGTGCTCAGATTACAATGAAAAAACTAATGAATGAATTAATGATAGATTTATATAATGCCCATCAACATAATTATACTGATACACATAATGGTGCTGGTGTACAACCAACAACTTCACCAATCAACAACACATTATCATTATCACAGGCAACGGATAACGTGGAGGGTAGTTAAATGTCACTCGATCCATATGAAATAATATTAGGCGAGTTAGATAAAAATGTTGGTTCTTTAGAAAACCAATCAAGATTAATACAACCATTAGTGGATGAGTATAGATCAGAGGGTATCACTTTTAATCCGGGGGATATATCCCCAAGTGTACAGGTTGAAAATGCCATGGCTGATTTCACTCCGGAAGCAATTGGTGCTGGTCCTACTGATATAGAACCAATAAATGAATTTATAGATGATTGTTTAGCAGAAGGAATAGCTGGAATAAAGAGATATATCAGGGACTTATTAGAGAATATAGAAAATGGTATTGATCTCATTCAATCCATATTAGATTTAGCGGAAAATCTGCTAATGAAATTGCTTCAGAGAATTTGGAAGCTTGTAAATTCTATTCAGTCACTAATAAATGCCTTAGATACAAAGATTACCTGTATAACTAGTAAAGCAGGTGGTGCGCCCTATTTGGGTCAAGTACAAGATATACAGGATAGGATGGATGTAGTTATAGATGACTTATACCTATCCGATGATGGATCATTCGATAATGATAGGTTAATGACTGGGTTTGATAATGATTTGCAGTCGAATTTAAACAGGTATAAAAATAGATCAGATGACTTACAGGGTGAAATTGAAGATAACATTGAAACAACAGTCAATATACCAACTACAGTTAATCCGGTGAATAGGTTCTAATGAGTAAAGAGTGCCCACTATGTGAAGAGTCCGAGCCAAGAGTTAAGTTCGGAAAAAACAAAAATTCCCGAGATGGAAAACAGTCCTATTGCCTTAACTGTTATAAAGATAAGCGACATGAGTATAGTGAAACAGACCATGCTAAGCAACTAGCGGAAAACCGAAAAAAGCAGTATAAGGAAGAGGGGAAACTCAAGGCATATAACAAAAAGTACTATGAACGGAACCGGCAGTTTATATTGGCTAAGAAAAGGACGGAGGGCGTATTGGCTATTTCGAGTGTTCCAAGTACGGAAAAATTACTGGGTCCAAGACGGAAACCACCCATAAAGCCAAGTGAGGAAAAAGAAAGAAGAGGAACCATCACTCTAAATCCTAAACCGGTAGACAAGAAAAGAGAGGACTAAATGGCAATAAAGACATATGTTTGGAGCGATACAGACGACGATCTTGAGAGACAAAATGATGGTGATATTGATATTAAAACTGACGTCCAGGCAATAATAAACAGTCTAAATAACATTATAAAAACTAGACCGGGCACACGCAGAATGCTACCAACTTTTGCCTCAGCAACTTGGTGGCTTCTATTTGAACCAATAGATGATATAACATCGTTAAAAATAGCGGAAGGAATATTAGAAGCAATAGAAATTTGGGAGGATAGAATTGAAGTGACCGGATTTGACATCGAGGCCGTCCCAGAGCAGAGTATGTATAGGTGTAGGATGAGTTTCACCGTAGTTGGATCGGAAGAAATAGAGCAAATTGACTTCGTATTGTCAAGATAAATAATAAACATAAGAGGAAAACAGATGACAGACTTTAATCCAGATTATTTAAATATAGACTACAACACGTTTGTTGCTAAGTTCAAGGAAGAACTTGCACAGAGTGATATTTACAGAGATTATGACTTTGAGGGAGCAAACATAACAGTTCTTCTTGAATTGATGGCATATTACGGTGATATTAACACATACTTTATCAATAAGATAGCTAAGAATGTATATATGGAAACAGCGGATATTTATGAGTGTGTAAATAGACTAGCCAGACAAGTAGGATATGAACCAAAAGGAATTAGAGGATCAAGAGGAACTTTGACTGCAACAGTTGAGTGTTCTATTGGTGATGTACTTCAAGTACAAGCATGGGTGCAATTAAATTCTGGAAGACAAACGGATGATGGTGATGCAATCAACTTTGCTACAACTGCCAGCCAAACAGTCACATGTTCTAGCACAGCATCAGTTTTTACCTTTCCGATAAGACAAGGCATCGTTACAAGAATAGAAAATTTTACAGGTAAAGACTTAATAGACAATGATCTATTATTACCTACTACATATGCATATGATGATGACTTAGATGACGACTTACCATCAATTCAACTTACGGTAAATAACACAGAGTGGGAAAGAGTAGGTGATTTTTACACAAATTTGATCCCACCAGTAAATAATAATGTGTTTATGTTTGTTTATGATAGATACGAAAGAAATAAAATCGTGTTTAACTCATCAAGGAACGTACCTGAAATAGAAGATGATATAGATATTATAGTACTTGATAGTTTAGGTGAGGATGGTAATATAAGTGGTGATGAAGCAGGTGACACATGGACTATTGGTGATGCAAATTTTATAGAAAATCAGACGCTTGCTAGTTTTATAGATAATAGCTTGATAACTTTATCGCTATCTGCGGCCACAACTGGTGGTGATAATGCTGAAACCATTACAGAAATAAAGAATAACTCTCAGTCAGCTCTTCGAGCACAATTTAGGAATGTTACTGAGAATGACTATAACTCCAATCTATCTTCAAGATCAGATATTGTTAGAGCAACCGCTTGGGGTGAACAAGATATTGCACCATCTGGTAGTATAGAGTTATACAATTTAGTTAGAATTTCTACTATACCACTGTCATATGGAAAATCAACAATAACGACCTCAGCGGGACAGCTTATAACTTGGCCTACTGAAGTAACGAGTCAGGTGGGAACCGATTGGGGTACAACCGGAACAGTAATAGTTCCTTTATCTTATTCATCCGCATGGGAAGAAGAGCTGTTACTATACTTAAGACCAAGAAAGGTGATTTCACATTATGAACAGTTTATTGTACCTGACCTTGTATATTTTACTTATGAAATAGGACTAAGGATCAAGAGATTGGCCACGTTCACTGATGTTCAGACAGATGTATTAAATAAACTGATTTATTTCTTCCGCGCTGAAAATCAAGAATTTGCCAGTATAATGGACTTCAATAACATTATAGAATATATCATGGACACAACAGAGGTATCACCAGATGACGATTTTGAACAGGTAGCAAATATTAGAAACTTTAACATGAGAGACATCAACTCAAGTAAATTCATTTATGAAACTAATCAAATAGGTAATTATCCATATTACCTGAGCGCTGATTTGGATGATGATAGAGATAACAACTTAAGAAAAATACAACTTGGATTAAATCAGTTTCCTGTATTGTCGAGTGTGTCAGTTAGTATAATTCAAGAAACTTAAGGAGAACAAATTGAGTAAATTTAGTGATTCAAACTATGATATTTTAAAAGAATATTTTGATTTTATCGGTAGTGGAGCAGGAACAGCATCTGATTCTTGGATTTGGGGTATTAAAAAAGCGCTGATTTCAGATGGTGGTATAGCTACAACACTATATGAAGATAATGAGGATTTTGGTTTTGTACCGTACAGTTTTATTATTCAAGAGATAGATGGTAATAAATTCAAAATGTTATATGATGGTAACCTCGCCACTCACTCTATAAATGGGATAGCCGTATCAGCAGCCATATTTGAGGTGGGAAATGATATGTATTTTAGAAAAGATGGGAATTTCTATGAATATCTCCTTGAAAATGTAGATCAGTTCAGAAACTTCATAAACACTAATAGAACCTTTTGTTTCTTTGGTAAAATTTGGCCAATATCAGGTGAGGAAGACATTTGGAATATAGAATTTGAAGGCATGAAGGACTATATGGAGTCTGCATTACCTGATGTAAATAGAACAACTAACTTAGTAGAACTTATTAAAGTATGGTTTGACCAAGTAAACCATGAACCATATAATATGACCAAATATCTGTGGGCGCTGTTAGATGCGAAAGAAATAGACTCTCGCTGGTTGGGATATATAGCCAGTATGTATGGTATCTTAATTAATGAAGATATTGATGATGCTGTGCTTAGAGAGTGGGTTGACTTACTAGTTTATTTCTTAAAAAGAGTAGGCACATACGACGCACTTTACGTAGTATATGACATATTTTCTGGTGGGTCAGTAAATGCTATGAATATATATGAAAGATGGCAAGAGTGGTGTCAAAGTGGAGCCGGAGACATACCACCGTTTAAAGAATTTCCTGGTTTTGCTCCTGGCGTTAATGACTTTAACTGGCTAGAATTTTATAATGTTTCTCCAAGTGGTGGTGCTGGAAAAGCTTGGTATGACCAGTTCATCCCATCTGGTGCCCCAGTACCAAATCCATACTCTATTGATATGAACCCATATCCAAATCTTGCTCTTGAAGCGCCATCTGCAGGTTGTGATATAGGTAGTGCAACACCAAGTGGTAGTATGGTAATAACTCCTCATTATATTACAGAAATTGATTTGACTACTGAACCTATTGGTGATAAATTTAATGAAGATTGGATTTTAAATAAGTTTTATATAGATGAGTTTATAAGAAACTGGGAGTATGTAAGACCTGTCGGTAAATACGTACAATATCAAGAGCTTATATCACCTGCTTCTATTCAGAGTAGAACCGGTGAAACAGAATCCTTATACCCTTTAACATCACTTGGATACTTTAATACTACATTTACTGGTTCTCAATTCTTATCTGCTGCTAAACCAACACCTAATGCTGGTCAATTTGCAATTGTTTATACTCAATATAATGCATCAACAACATGGACGATAACACATGAATTTGGAACAAATATAATGGTCCAAGCGTGGAAACCAACCACAGAAGTATCTTTCTTACCAATGGAGAGAGTAGTACCAAGCAATATAGAAATATTAACAGATAACATTGTTAGGTTAACTTTCGATGAAGCAATATCTGGTATTGCTTGCATAGCTGGATACTATAAACCTGAAATGTCATTTGAGTACGATCAAGTAGCACCAAATAGTACCTGGACAATAATTCATGGTTTAGAAACTGCAGCACCAAGTGGGTATCCTGTTCCAGCTAGAACCCTTGCCAATTTCTGGACTTCTCCGTCTAAATCATGGCCTCTTTCCGCATCAATAGTAGATGGTGATAGAACAGAAGCTATATGGTCAACAAATCAGACTGGTGAGGCACTTGTTAGAACTGCTGATTATAATTATACTCAAGCAGTAGCCTCAACCACCTGGACCATTAACCATGATACTGGTACTGATGGTATGATTATTCAAACCTATGACTCAAATGGTAATTATATAAATCCTATAAGTGTAACTCTTCCAAATAGAAGCACTGCTGTTGTAGAATTTGGAACGGCTCAATCAGGTGAGGCTTATTTTATTTGGTTTGAGCCAGTCGTAGTTGCAAGAACAAGTAATGATTGTGATATAACTAAACTTGGAATATGTCCAGATGGATTAGGATACTGGAAGGTTGGTAATGGCACAACTGTTGAATATAATCCATATTCGTTTAATGATGTTGAATCAGTTACAGCAAGTGGAGACTATTGGAGAGTATGGCAAGATACTGAAAATTACTATATTGACTTCATTGTTCCGATTGGAGAAGAGCTAACAATAAGAGAAGTTGGTTTATTTAATGTTAATGATGATTTAATGTACTATTCAAGGTGTTCTGAATTACACAAACCTATTGAAGTACAGACCGTATTTCATTACAGGACGCAGGCATTATTTGTAACTGAGTCAAGTTCGTCATCATCTTGGTCTAGTTCAAGTTCGTCATCATCTTGGTCTAGTTCAAGTGCCAGTTCATCATCTTGGTCTAGTTCAAGTGTCAGTTCAAGTAGTTCAAATACAGTACAAGTGTTACAATGTAATTTTGATCCAAATGATGATTTTACAGGTCCAAACGGAAGTTTTCCTGATTCTGATAGATGGACAAGAGTAGTAACAGGTTCAGGTATATGTCAAATAGATAGTGATACATTAAGAATGTTTAGTGACCCATTTACAAGTTCGGCAACATTAACCAATAACGCTAAATTCCAAGATGATGTATCCCTTGAAATAGATTATGCTCATGGTTCTTCTGATGTAAAACAACCCCTTAATTTTTATATTGAAGTTAAGAATCAATCGAATAACTATTGGGTACGATTGAACAGGGGATATACTTCTCAAGTTCATAGTATATATATTACAGAATATAATGGTTCTGTTTTAGAAACATATAGAGACAGTAATGCGGATTATATTAGTGGTATAGTAAGATTTGTTCGTACAGGTAATACACTTGAGGTTTGGGTTGACCAAGGAGATGGTTCTGGTTTTGTTTTAAGATCGACTATGAGTGATTTTGGGTCAGGAGATATTGTTTTTAAAATAGTACTTCCTCTATTACCTAATTTTCAATTTAATACATGGTTTTTCGATAATTTTACTTTAAATGCAGGAATAATGTCTTGTTCAAGTTCAAGTACATCATCAAGTTCATCTTGTGAAGGTCAGGGGGAGATAGTACTTAAAGACTCTGACACTCGAGGCGGCGGAACTTACTCTGATGTTTGGTTTGATGGAACTTATATCTACGTTACGGCTCTTGCTGCCGGTCTTAGAACTTATACTGTTGATGAAGTGTCAGGTGTGTTAACTCATGTAGATGTTCATTTTGAGTCTGGTAAGGGGCAATATGAAGGAGTTTGGGGTGACGGAAATTACATTTATGTTGCTTCTGGTTCTACTGGACTATTGTCTTACTCTGTTGATGGTGCTGGTATATTAACTTATGTAGATTCGATAGATGATGGTGATACATATTATGGTGTTTGGGGAGATGGAACTTTTGTTTATGCTGCTAATTATTTTGACGGAATTCGTAGTTATTCTGTTGATGGTGCTGGCGCTTTCACATTTAAAGATCAACACTTTATAGGAGTTGGGCAATATTATGATGTTTGGGGTGACGGAAATTTCATTTATTGTGCTGCTCGTGCTGGCGGTGTTGTAAGTTACTCTGTTGACGGTAGTGGCAATTTGACATGGATTGATACTGATAAACAAGGTGGTGGTAGTAGTCCTTATCGTGGTGTTTGGGGTGATGGAAACTTCCTTTATATTTCTAATGTAAATGAAGGACTGATGACTTACTCTGTTGATGGCGCTGGTAATTTAACGTATATCACTTCATTAGCTGACGTGGGTGGTGATGAAGTTTGGGGTGACGGAACTTTTGTTTATACAACAGAAGGTGGTCTAAATAGTATTATAGTAAATGGTTCTGGTTTTCCGACACTTCTTGATACTGATACTACTTTTGATACTGCTTTGCGTGGTGTTTATGGCGATGGAAAATATGTGTTTGGTTGCGCCCATAATATATCAGGAAAACTTGGAAGTTTTGAAGTAAACGATTGCACGTAGAGTTCAAGTAGTTCATGTGATTAAATTTTAAGCAGTATACAGAGAAATAGATAAATAGATAAAGAGGAAATATATAATGGCGAGAATACATTATTGGCAGTATATAGTGGATGAAGAAGGTAGACCTATAATCAATGTGGATGTAGACTTCTTTCTAAATGAAGATACTGATAGCACACAGTATGCAAGCATTTATACCAACCCAACCGTTGGTCATATGACGACTACGGATGCAGTTAGCTTGGTAACAAATTCAGATGGATACTTTGAGTTTTGGGTAGGTGATGAGTGGGAATTAGAAGGTGGTTACGTATCCACACAAAGGTTTAAGTTAACATGGTATAAACCTGGTATATCAAGAGGCACAATACAGAACATTGATGTATATCCACCACTATACCAAATTGATGAAACTTTAGGTGGTCAATCACCAAATGATGAAGCAGTTAGAAGAAACAAACTAATTAATAATGCTCTGGCGTATAGATGGGAACAACATGTTAATTCAGAGGTTCCATCAGCATCACCACATAATATTCATCCTGTTATTGTATGTGATTCGAGTGATGTATATAATAAAGTAGTCAGCAATAGACTACTAAATAAAATCTATACTCTTGCAGTAAGCGCGTCGACTACATCTCTTGATGCTTCTGCTGCGGACATAGACTTCAGTCGCATACCAGAAGATCATGCTCTTGCAGCTTCTGGATCATTATATTATGCTGATATTAGTCATAATCTCAATAATGATTATCCAATAGTACAAGTAATAGATAGAAATAATAATAATTTAATAATCCCAGAAACAATAAAAACTATAGGACTAAATGATTTAAGGATATTTGTAACAACTCCTCCATCTGCAGCATTGTTTATGATAACAGCAATAGGATAAATAGATTATATGACAATTGAAAATATATTAGGTGAATATACCGAAGCAGATAGTGATTTCAGCGGGTACTTTTGTAGTAACAGCAATAGAATAATAGCAATGAGGACATTTTAAATGGGATATGGTGATTTAACATTTATCGGTGGTGGCGGTGGTACTCCTGGATATAGGGGAAGTTTTGGTGATGGAAACTACATTTATGTTGCTGATAGTTTTAACGGATTAAAAAGTTTCTCTGTTGATGGCTCGGGGAATTTATCATTTGTAGATCAAGATGACCAAGGCAAACGATATGAATTTGTTTTTTGGGATGGAACTTTTATTTATGTAACACTTTCTGGGACTGATGGATTGCTGACCTATCAAGCAGATGGTGCTGGTATTTTAACATATAAAAGTACTCATGTTTTTACTTTTCACCAGGACGTTTGGGCTGATGGAAATTTTGTTTATACTGCTGCTATGAGCTTTGGTATTAGAAGTCACACAGTAGACGGAAATGGCGTATTAACAGAAGTTGATGATGACGATCAGGGTGGTTTTTATTCGGGTATTTGGGGTGATGGAATATATCTTTATGTTGCTGTTTCTGGTACTCCTGGTGGTATACTTAAGTATACTGTTAATGGCATAGGTGAATTGACTTTTATAGGATCGTATTTTACCGCTGCAGGAGAGGGATTTAGACGGGTTTGGGGTGATGGAAACTACATTTATGTTGCTTGTGGTACTGATGGTTTAAGGAGTTTTAGTAATAATGGTGTAGGCTTTACGCTAAATGATACGAATTATCAGGGTGGTGATTATGATGATGTTTATGGTGATGGAGACTTTATCTATACTGCCAATACTATTGATGGCGTAAGAAGCCATCGTGTAGATGGTTCGGGTAATTTAACATTTATAGATATAGAGGATGAAGGTGGTGATTATGGAGGTATTTGGGCAGATAGTAATTTTATTTATTGTGGTGCTGATACGAATTTTTGGTCATATGAAGCAGAAAAATCAAGCAGTAGCTCAAGTTCAAGTATTAGTTCGAGTTCTTTAAGTTCATCTTCAAGTTCTCTTAGCTCTAGCTCAAGTTCGAGTTCTTTAAGTTCAAGTAGTTCAAGTAGCAGTTTAAGTAGCTCAAGCCTTAGTTCAAGTAGCTCAAGCCTTAGTTCTAGCTCTTCATCAAGTAGCTCAAGCCTTAGTTCAAGTTCAAGTAGCTCAAGCCTTAGTTCAAGTTCAAGTAGTACTAGTTTGGCATTACCAACACTCAAGCATTTCTGGTATTCATTAAGAGATAGACAAGGCGTACCAAGGGTCGGAGAAGAAGTAACAGTTTTTGTACATGTTGATAAAACTGATACGGTTGTTTTAGCAGAATTATATGATAAAGTTGGTTTGCAAATATCTAACCCGGTTACTACTTCAACCGCTACTTCAGCTTTTGATGGTGGAATATTTGAGTTCTACTTAAAAGATGAAATGTGGAATAATGTAGATCCACTTGGTTATGAGTGGGATGATAGAATTAAATTAGAGTGGGACGATGATGGTGGTGTTAAGTCAGCAGATAGAATAATGACTTGGGGTGATTTTCACCCAATATATGATACACCATTTGATCCACAAGATTGGAGTCAAATAGATGATCCAACTGGTGACGCCGATGTAAATGATAAAAATAAAGCAATTAGTAATTCTCTTGCTTATCAAATTGAGTGTCATATATCGAAACAATTAGAAGGTGACTTAGAAAGCTCAAGTTCTCTAAGTTCCAGTTCTAGTTCTAGCACATCGTCGTCAAGTAGCTCAAGTTCTGTAAGTTCCAGTTCAATATCAAGTAGTAGCTCATCATCACTAAGTTCAAGTTCTAGTTCAGTAAGCTCAAGCTCAAGTTCATCATCAGAAAGCAGTTCAAGTTCCTCTACTTCGCTAGCTGCATTTGCTGTTAGGATAGCAACAGGCGCTGATGATGGTCAGTCCAATGTAAATGGGTCTGGGTGGATTAATTCAAATGTATCTGTGAATATGGGAAACAGACAAGGTGCCTCTAATCGTGGATGGTTTCGTTTTTCATCAGTTACAATTCCAAAAGATACTGTCATTTCATCTGCGATTTTGCGTTTTGTTTCGAATTTGTCAGGACCAAATAATACCTTCAGAACAAACATTCGAATTGAGGATGCTGATAATCCAACAGCACCCACTGGAAGTGGCGATCTTCTTGGTAGACCTTTAGGGGCTTCAATACCTTGGGATGGGGAACAGATTTGGTCTGATGGTAATACTTATGATTCAGATGATTTTAGTTCAATATTAGAAACACATTTTGCAAGGGCTGGATGGAATACTGGACAGGCTTTGACAGTACATATTATTAATGATGCCTCAAGTAATAATACACATAGAGATGCTAAAGCTTATGATTTATCAACAACATTATGTGCAGAACTTAGGGTATCATATGCAGTATAAGGGATAAATAGATTAAATGACATGGAATAATTTAACAATAAGGACATTTTAAATGGCAGCAGGTGATATAACACTTAAAGATACAAATGACAAGGGTACTGGTACACCAATGGCTATTTGGACAGATGAAAACTTTATCTATGCTGCTTGTGATGCTGCTGGTCTTAGAACTTACTCTGTAAATCCTTCTGGTGATTTAACATTTATACATTCAGATGACCAGGGTCATGCTTATGCAGGCGTTTGGGGAGATGGAACTTTCATCTATGCTGCTTGTGAATTTGGTGGTCTTAGAACTTATTCCGTTGATCCTTCTGGTAATTTAACATTTATAGATGAACACCTACAAGGGGGAATAGTTGGAGGTAATGGTTATGTAAGTGTTTGGGGTGATGGAAATTTTATTTATGTTGCTAGTCAATGGCAAGGAATTAAAAGCTACTCTGTTGACGGTGGTGGTTTCTTAACATATAAAGATGTTCATTGGATTGGAGGATCAACTGTATATAGAAATGTTTGGGGTGATGGAAATTTTATTTATATAACTACTGGTCAAGCCAATGGTGGACTTTTAACTTACACAGTTGATGGTTCTGGTAATTTAACATTTGTAGATAAACACTATGAAGTTCAGGTTCCTGCCAATTCATATACTGATGTTTGGGGGGATGGAAACTTTTTGTATGTTTCTAGTAATGCCAGGGGGGTTTTAACTTACACAGTTGATCCTTCTGGTAATTTAACATATGTAAGTAGAAACTTAGAAGCAGGAGATGCGTGGAAAGTTTGGGGTGATGGACAGCTTGTTTATTCGACAGGCAATTTTACAAGCTACTCTGTAAATCCTACTGGTGGTTTAATACTACTTGATAGTGCTCCAGGTTCCAGAGGAATTTGGGGTGATGGAAACTTCGTTTATGTAGGTATCCCTAATGGAATTTTGTTTAGTTATGAAGTAGAACCCTCTTCAAGTTCATATTCTTCAAGTAGCTCAAGTTCAGTATCATCAAGTAGCTCAAGTGTCAGTTCAAGTAGTAGTTCTAGTTCTGTATCGTCTAGTTCATCTAGTTCATCTAGTAGTTTGAGCAGTAGTTCTTCAAGTTCAAGCAGCTCTGTAAGTTCAAGCAGTAGTAGCAGCTCTGTAAGTTCAAGCAGTAGTTCAGTAAGTGAAACAATTTGTACCGTGGGTACTCATGGATTGATGAAAGTAACTTGGGGTGAATTTGATTATTCTTGGAAAACGACAACTGATCCACCAGCTGGATATAATAAAGTCATAAGTAATAAAAACATCTGTGATTTATTGTCATATGTAGCTGATGGTGCTTTTCCTTATTCAACAGATAATAAATTAATATTTAAACAAATAAGGATAGTGGAGGATGGAACAGAATCAGATATACAATATGAAGCAGTGTGGGTACCAAGTGGTAGTATATACTATGCAGATATAGTACATTATATGGGTGTTCAACATACGTACGCAGCAACATTATGGGATACTGAAACAAAAGAAATATACTACCCAATAGAGATAAATTTTATAGATTCAAAAACAATGAGAGTTTGGGCAGCATCAAGTTCACCACCAAATGACTCATTATTAGTAATAGCTGGTCAAGGAAGCTTATGGAGTTCTTCTTCTTCGAGTTCTTCAAGTTCTCTTTCCAGTTCTTCAAGTTCTAGTTCTGAAAGTTCTAGTTCAAGTTCTAGTTCTGTAAGTTCTAGTTCTGAAAGTTCTAGCTCGAGCAGTAGTTCTCTAAGTTCAAGTTCTAGCTCGAGCAGTAGTTCTATAAGTTCGAGTTCTCTAAGTTCTAGTTCTAGCTCATTTAGTTCTAGTTCATTTAGTTGTGTATTAGTATCAGCCGGAGGATTCCAAATACTTGAGCCATTCTTAGAAGCTGGTGAATCAAGAGACTACATTGGAAATTTACCATATCCAGTTACTCCTGCATCAGCAGCGCCGCCACCAACTACTCCATATACATTAGGTGCTCAACCTGGTGGACAATTATTCGAAGTAATTACACCAAAACCTAATAATAGCGATAATTCTTTAAGTTACTACAGTTGGGGAGCTGATCCTGATAATAGCAATAAACCATATTTATCAATGAGATCAATAGTAAATAACTTGGAAGTGTCCGGATCAGAAAGACAAACCGAATATAAATTCACAGGGAAAATTGATGGAGATTTCAGCATTAACTTTGCAACACCTTGGAGTGCCTCAACAGATAGCGGTGTGGATGTAGATGGTCATAGGTACTTCTTTAGATTTTTCGATTTACCAACAGGTGGCGCTGATTGGTACGTAGAATGTGGTGTTCTCATATGGCAGACTGGAATTGGTGGATCATCACCTTACGCTGACTATACACCAAGTGCTGGTGTGAGTAATGGAAGAACTAAATATACCGGTGACACCTTCTGGCAACAGAGTGCTGGACATAGAGCTAAAATACTTAGATCAGGACAAACATTTCAATTTTATAGAAACAGTGATTCCAAAGCTTTAGACGTAACAATAGCAGATTTTCCAAGTGAGGTTGGAATTGAAATAATACACACAAATGGTATTAGGACTGACCAAAGATCAGAAGTTAGAATGGATTATTTTGCGGATACTTTGAGTAATGCAGGTTGTATAATTGGAGAAACATTTTCTAGTAGTAGTTCCAGTTCATCGACTTCTTCTTCATCGTCTTCTTCATCGTCTTCCTTAAGCAGTAGTTCATCTTGTCCGCTTGGCATACCAGAAGGCGCTTATGACTATAATACAGTTTCAAATTTGGGTGGACAATCTGGTAGTTGGGTTGATTTACCTAACTCCACAGATGGTGATCCAAATACATATGCAAGATTTGATGTATGGGGTAGTGCACAAAGTGATTTGTTAAGATTTACTGGTAATACTATACCTTCAGGGGCTGAATATGGTGATATATTTGGAGTTAAAATAAGAGTTAAAATAGCTTCTGAAAATACGAAAGTGAATCCAAAATTAAGAAATTTTACACCAAGATTTGATGGTGTTACTCCTGGAACTGATTATGGAACAGATCAACTTCCTGCTACTATAGGAGCAGGAGGAACTATATATACCTTTGATATAACTAATGATGCTGCGGGGCCGGGATATAAAAATTGGATATGGGATGATCTTAGAAATCTGGATATTGACTTTGCATTCGGTAATACTTCGGGCGCTTTAAGAAATGGATACCTTTTTCAAATTTGGGTATTAGTTTCATTCTGTGGACTTTCAAGCTCATCATCAAGTTCAAGTTTTTCATCAAGTTCAATATCAATTTCTAGTTCATTTAGTTGTGTATTAACACCATCCGCTGGATTCCAATTACAAGAACCATTTTTAGAAAAGGGTGTATCTGAAAACTATGGTGGTGGTTTTGATGGTTGTGGAAATGATTGTGCTTCTGCCGCACCGCCTCCTACTACTCCATATACTAACGACTCACAACCAGGTGGCCAATTATGGAACACTACTCATCCACTATCTAATAATGTTGATGAGTGGTTAAAATATGGTTTTATTAGTGGTGATTATGTAATGGAATCAGTTGTAAATGACCAAGATTTATCAATCACGGATAGAAAAACCAGATTTGTTTTCACAGGTAGCTTTGATGGAAACTTTAGTTTACACTATACGGTTGCTTATTCAAATACAGATGGTTCTGGGCATGATGTAGATGGACATAGACAGTATCTAAGAATTTTCGACTTACCTACGAGTGGCGCTGATTGGTATTTTGAGTTTGGAGCCGCATTATACCATTCTGGCCTCAATGGAACACAACCATATTATGATTACACGCCTAGCGCAGGTGTGCCAACTGGAAGAATCCAGATTGATGATCCTGCTATGAATGGAGATTATAACCTTCGCTTACAAAGAAGTGGTGATACATTCCATTTTAATAAAGGAGGCGGGGATTACTTTTCAGCACCAACTATAACAGGATTTCCTAGTGAAGTTGGATTAGAGATAGTACATACAAATGGTGATAAATCAGGAGAAGGAACAACTGTAAGGTATCTATACATAGGTGATTTTAATAGTAATGCACAATGTATATTTGGAGAAACATATTCAAGTTCATCAAGTAGTTCAAGTAGTTCTGTGAGTTCTAGTTCATTAAGTTCTAGTTCTAGTTCATTAAGTTCTAGTTCTAGTTCATCTACAAGTTCAAGTAGCGTTTCTTGTGAAATCGTACCTGATGATTCATTCGATGGCAGTGATGGTGACTCAGTAGACCTTCAAAAGTGGAGTATACTACAGGCAGATGATCCAGATGGAGCATATATAAAGAATAATACATTATACTTCAATCCTAGTGCATCTACTGTTGGTGATAGACTTTTCGTTATAGAGTCAAGAAATGGATTTGTTGGTGACTTTGATATTCATATTGGTCATCTTGGTTATTTCCATGGCGTTAATCCTACAACAGAAAACTGGTTTCCACAAATGCAGGTAGTTCCAGCTAGTGGAGGATTAGGAGCATTAGAGGTAGCCATGATACGTAACTATAAACAAACTGGTGGTGCAAATCGAGTTGGTGGTAGAGGTACTACAGCTGGATTTTGTAATCAAGGTTACGATGCGAACCCACGTGACCCAGGTCTTAGATTTACAAGAATTGGTGACGAAATAAGAGGATGGACCTGGTATGGACCACAATCAAGATGGGGTAGTATATGTGCTCAGGCTAGTACAACTGGTGCTCTACTTTCTGATTACACAGGGGATGTAAAAATTCAAATACATCTAAAAGCAGGCGACGCAACAACATCAACAATTAGTTTGAATGATTTTGTTGTAAATTCAGCAGATGGAATTATATGTGCTGGAAGTTTTAGTTCAAGTAGTACTTCTTCTAGCAGTACAGCACCATAAAGGATAAATAGATTATATGGCAATTGAAAATTTAACTACATATACAGCAGTTGGCAGCGCTGGTGTTTTTACTTTAGACTCTTCTGCGGCTACATTCACTGCAATGCGCAGGGATGATGTCTCTTATGCATATTATGATTTTGGTGTAGGTCATTTTAGTGATTTTGACATTGATTTTGAAATGCAAATTACTGCTGTTACTGGTACTATTTCTCAAACAATTTTGTGTTCTGTTTCTAACATAATTGGAACATTTAACGATCAATTCAGCGGAAATGATGGAATAGTAGTTTATGCCTATGGAAATAGTAACAGTTTAGATTTTAGAATAAGCGACCAGAACACAGATAATACAGAAGCTTATAATGATGGTGGAACATCATCTGATTTATTATATTGCTCTTTCAAAAGGAATGGAACTATAGCAACACTAGATATTCACTCCGATTCCGCTAGAACCTCGGGATCATTAATAGATGCACTATCAATTACCTGTGAAACTGGAGCAAAACAATATCTTTATGTATTAGTTTCCAGAGATTCCGGTGCTTCTCCCGCCGATAGTGCTACAGGCTATACTCAGAATTTTGAAATTAATTTCAATTCATCTTCAAGCAGTTCTAGTTCTATTTCCAGTTCTAGCTCATTAAGTTCGAGTTCGCTAAGTTCTAGTTCATTAAGTTCGAGTTCTAGTTCTAGCTCTATTAGTTCATCCAGTTTATCTAGTTCATCTATTAGTTCATCATCAGTATCAAGTTCATCTCGTTCCAGTAGTTCGTCGTCAACCTGTACTGGTTCAGGTGATATAGCACTTATGGATGATATTACCGTAGGTAGTGATTCATATGCTGATATTTGGGGTGATGGAAATTATATCTATGTTGCGGGTGAACTTGAGGGTCTTAGAAGTTTTTCAGTCGATCATGGTTCAGGTGTTTTAACGCATGTAGATACAGACGATCAAGGCAATTCTTATAATGGTGTTTGGGGGGATGGAAACTTTATTTATGTTGCTAATAGCCACCTTGGACTTAGAAGTTATTCTGTTGATGAAAATGGTATCCTAACTCCAATACATTTAATAGATCAAGGTGATAACTACCAGGGTGTTTGGGGTGATGGAACTTTTATTTATTGTGCTTGTGATAATCAAGGTCTTAGAAGTTACTCTGTTGATGGTGCTGGTTTCTTAACATTTAAAGATGTAGATGACCAAGGCAGTATTTATAAAGATGTTTGGGGTGATGGAAATTTTATTTATGTTGCTTCGACTGGTATTGGTATTTTAAGTTATTCTGTTGATGGTGCAGGTAATTTAAATCATATTTCTACCCAAAAGCAAGGTGGTGGTAGTAACTACCAGGGTGTTTGGGGTGATGGAAACTTTATTTATGTTGCTAATCAAAATGAAGGAATGCAAACTTACTCTGTTGATGAATCTGGTAATTTATCATATGTTACTGTATTAGCAGGTGGGCAACCTCAAAAAGTTTGGGGAGATGGAACTTTTATTTATTGTGCCGATCTTACTCAAGGCTTCAAGAGTCATGTAGTAGATGGTTCTGGTAATTTAACACTTCTTGATACAAACACAGAAGTAGATGCCGGATTGCTTTCAGTTTGGGGCGATGGAAAATATGTTTATGTTGGTAAATTTGCTACAGGAACTTTAGGAAGTTATCTTATAGATGATTGTTCATCGAGTTCTTCTAATTCATTAAGTTCCAGTTCCAGTTCTAGCTCATTAAGTTCCAGTTCCAGTTCCAGTTCTAGCTCATTAAGTTCCAGTTCCAGTTCTAGCTCATTAAGTTCTAGTTCCAGTTCTAGCTCATTAAGTTCTAGTTCTTCAAGCTTATCTAGCTCATCTACACCATGGAAAAAAGCAAGAATAAGAAGAAGATATAAAGGATCACAATTTGAAAATTGTGGATTGACTCCAGCAGATTATTACGAACTAATTAAAGAACTTGAAGATAGATTTATTCTCTCCAGTTCAAGCGCGAGTTCAAGTTCAATATCTTCAAGCAGTGAAAGTTTTTCCAGTTCAAGTAGATCATCGAGTTCATCAAGTATAAGCTCTATTTCTTCTAGTTCAAGTAGCGTTTCTTCAAGCTCCAGTTCTGTAAGTTCTAGTTCCAGCTCCAGATCAAGCTCGTCGAGCAGCTCGAGTCTTAGCTCTAGCTCATTGAGTAGTATTTCATCGAGCAGTATTTCATCGAGCAGTATTTCATCCAGTTCTGATTCCAGTTCTAGTTCATTAAGTTCTAGTTCTAGTTCTGAATCATTTAGTAGTAGTTCGACATCAAGCAGTAGTTTCTCTTGTTTCATCACACCGAATGATGACTTCGATCAACCTGATGGAACAGTACCAGATGTACAAAGATGGACCACAGTAGGTAATATGATAGTAAGCGGCGAAGAACTTATAATACATGTAGACGATACAACAAATCTATCTAAAGCAACAACAAGATGGTTAATACCTACAAATGAAAATTTTGATGTTCAAACTGATTGGAGAGAATTATCAATAGTTAGTGGTAGTGGTTGGAATGTAGGATTTGAAGTACTACAATTTACAGCTGGAAGTAGGGGAACAAGAGTTTATAAGAGAGCGCATACAACCACAATCACAGAAGAAATGGTATCTGGTGGTGTTGTGATTGACAGTACAAATGTTTCAGCGCCTATAACTAGTGGTGGATTCAGAATCACCAGAGTTGGTGATGATTGGCAGTCATACTATTGGAATGGATCAACTTGGGTTGCGATTGGTGGTCCTTATACTGTACAGACTTTTGAAGAAGTAGATGTATCATTATATGTACAAAATTATACAGGAACTCCAATTGTTTCAGCGGCATTTGATAACTTCTTATTGGTTAGTGGTGGCTTTATCTGTCCGGGTAGTAGTTCTAGCTCTTCGAGCAGTGTTTCTTCGAGTTCGAGTTCTCTAAGTTCTAGCAGTTCTAGCTCTTCATCAAGCCTTAGCAGTTCTAGCTCGTCAAGTGTTTCTAGTTCTAGCAGCAGTTCAAGTATTAGCTCAAGCAGTCAATCATCTAGCTCTGAAAGCGAGTCATTAAGCATTAGTACGAGTAGTCCATAATGAAATTTAAAAAATACATAGATGATTTTAGAAATCTCAATATCGGCATCGTTGATAAGGATACCGGTAATAAAGAACTCGTACGTAAGATTCAAGAGGAATTTAAATTAGAAAGTGACGTAGTAAATCAGATAAATGAGCTAAATAAGTTACTGAAGAGGAAGTCAAAATTTGATTTCATACTTGGTGATAGTGTAAAAAGCTCTATCTTGGAAAAGAAATTTAGAATTAAGAAACGGTCAATGGACAAGCTCAAAATGAAATTCTTAGAAATGAGTAGCGAGCTTGCCAAGACCAAAAGAGAAGTAGAAAATAAAATATCACTTCAATCTGACGGGTCCACCAAAGATACCGGTATAGTCTAGTCCTTAGCATTACACAGATTGATGGACTTAAAGGGAGAAATAATTGTGAGAGAGTTATGCCATAGATTTGTTGTAACAGAAAATTGTAATTTAGATTGCCCTCATTGTTTTAATGCGGAAGCAAGAGATCAGGCTGTGATGGATGCAGACCTTTATATTGAATTTATAAGAACAAATAGTGCTCATCTGAGTGATAAGAGATGTTTAATTATGGGTGGTGAGCCAACACTTCATCCAAGAATAATTGAAATTCTTTTGGAATCCACTAAGCACTATTTGTTAGTTGATTTATTCACTAATGGTAGAACGTTAAATAAAATTGCTACCCATCCAGATATAGTAAGAGAACATTATAAAGAGAAAATCACATATACTATAAATGGTTATGCATTTGACCCTGTAACGTATGAAAAGTGGAGAGGATTTAATAGAAAATTAAATTTACACTTTGTAATAACTATGTGGGGATACAAGGAAATACTTCAGAAGATGTTAGATTGCATGATTTATTATCCTGATATAAAATATACAATATCATGTGATACACAAGTAGATGTGTTTGATGAAGAAGTAACCAAAGAGTATAGAAAAATATATATAGATACCCTTAAGCAAATTATACCAGAATTACAAAGTAGAGGTATAGAATGGGGAACAGACCATTCTTTTCCGATTTGTTTCTATACACAAGAAATGATAAATGAGTTAAATATGATTGACTTAACTAATTTTCATTTTGGTACAACATGTTGTACCTGTCCTAAAACCGGATTAATAAATGCGAATTGGGATTTTCAATACTGTAATCAAACAAGAATAAAATTAGGCAGTGTTTTAAAAGAGGATGGCAGTTTAAAAACAATGATAGAATTACAAAATGAATATATTACACCAGCACATACTTTTAAAACAGAATGTATTAAAAATTTAAGAGAAGAGTGTAAAAATTGTAATGCATTAGATGTATGTAGAGTAGGTTGTTATTATAATGCTCTTGTTGAGCACTCAAAAGGAGGATAAAATGAAGTTTTCTGGCATTGACATGCAAGGATATTTTAAGGCACACACAGTAGTAGATGCTAGCGCTTTATTTCATCAAGCCAGTGATGAAAGTCGAATGGTATATGATGAAACAACAAAAGACATATGGATAGCTGACAGCTCAGAATGGAAATCCATGGGTGGATATAGTAATATCCCACAAAATACAATAATGTGGGTTTATGCTGATTCTCCACCGGATGGATGGTCATTATATGCATCACCGGGTGATGTACTTGTTGCGATCAAAGGCGGTGGTACTTATACTACGGGTGGTAGTATTCAAGGAAATTTTAATACACCATCTCACTCACATGGTTTGAATAGCCATACTCACGTAACGTCCGGTACAGTAAATAACTCAGCGGGCAATTCAGAAGGTGATAATTCGGGTGTTACAGCAGGTGTACATAATCATAATGCTAGTATAGCATCAACCACGGCGGCAGGTTCAACTGGTATAGGTGGTTCTGCATCAGGATATAGACCAAGAGCCCGTGTAGGAATACTATGTACAAGATAAGGAGAAAATAAAATGAAGTTTCATGGAATTACAATGAAAGGAGAGTATAAAGCTCAAAGTGTAGTAGATGTGAGTGCTTTGGTTTGGGATTCTACTGATGAAAGACGAATGTTATATGATGAATCCACAGAGCTAATATGGATATCAGACAACACGGAATGGAAAAGTCCGGGTATTCATAGTGATATACCATCAACTACAGAAATGTGGATTTATGCCAACGGCGCACCAGATGGATGGACAATTAATGGTACGCCTAGCGATCAAATGCTCGCAGTTAAAGGTGGTAGTACTTATATCACAGGTGGCACAGCGGCTGGTAGTTTTACAATGCCAAATCACACACATAATATGAATAGTCACGTCCATAGTGCATCCGGTACAACAGGCAGTAATTCACCTGGCGCAAACTATGAAGATGGTGACCAAGGAACAATCGGTGTACGAAATCACACACATGGATTTAATATAAGTACAACAGCTCCATCACCAGGGAGTACAGCATCCGATGGTGCAGAAACAGGATATAGACCAGAATCTACTGTAGGTATAATTTGTACTAAAGATTAAAGGAGAAGAAATAATGGATTTTCATAACATTACAATGGATGGATATTTTAAATCAGACACTGTAGTAGACGCTAGTGCTCTGGTTCATCAAGCAAGCGACGAATACAGATTGGTTTATGATGAAACGACAAAAGATTTATGGGTAGCAGACAACACGGATTGGAAATATGCTGGTCAATATGCTGATACACCTTTAGGCACAGAAATGTGGATTTACGCTAATTCAGCACCAACAGGTTGGGCTATAAGTTCTGGAAGTGATGATCTAATTGCAGTTAAAGGTGGATCGTATGTAACAGGTGGTACTGTAGATGGAAATTGGGCCACACCATCACACTCACACACTTTAAATAGTCATACTCACACCTTTTCTGGAAGTACTACCGGCTACAGTGGTAGTATATATGGTGGTCGTTCACCCGGTGAAGGTTCCGAACTTGTTATTTACACTCACCAGCACTCAATATCTGGAACACTCGTAGGTGCAGCGCCAGGATCAACAGCGACTAATGGATCGGTCAGTACTTATAGACCAGAGTCTCGTGTAGGATTAATTTGTGAAAGAGTTTAAAAGGAGATAAAAAAATGATAAAACGTGAATTAGAACCAACTTGTATGGGAGAAACATGTCCATTTTGGTCAGTAGATAAGGATAGTAGAGTAGTATGTCCATTGTTTATTCAAACAATTTGGTCAGTTAAAGGTAGCAACTCACCGAAGGTAGTAAACGATTGCGCACCTAAAAGAAATACTTTACTATTGATGGATTACTCAGAAAGAGCAATAGGAATCCAACAAGATTATGAAGGACAGCGTAATAAGTATGATAAAGTACTTGTTAAAGTTAGTGATTTGTTCGATGAAATGCAAAAACGAAATAGTATGTTAGAAGAAAAACTTTGTTTGGAAGAGCCAGAAGAAATAAATATTTTAAAAGCGTTAGAATAACTGTTTACTTTTACTAATCACTCTGATATAATAAGTAAAAAAGTCGGGAGAAGAAAGGGGGAATGGGTAAAGAAAGGTACTACGTTAGGAATAAGGATTTATTACCGAAGGTTATAGATTATAAAGAAACGGGAGTGATTAGTGAAGAGTTAGGTAAAATGGTTATGCAGATAGCCAAAAACTATTCTAATAAGGGTAGTTTTGCGAGCTATACATGGAAAGAAGATATGGTTTCCGAAGCAGTACTCACTTGCTTCAAATATATGCACAATTTCGATCCAACCAAACAAGAAAGACCAAATCCCTTTGCGTATTTCACTACAATTATACACAATGCCTTCATTAATTATATCAGGAAGCAAAATAAGCATAGTGATATAAAAGATATATGTTTTAAGAGGGCATATGTATTAGGTGAGTCACTTTCCGGTGTTCATTATACCGCTAAAGGAATTGACTATAGAATGTTAAGGCAATTCGATGGACCACCAAAAAAGAAAAAGGTTAAAGCAAAAAAGGGGAGCTAAGAAAACTGTGAGATATTTGTTAGTTGGAGACACGCACTTAGGTCTTTACAATGATTCAGATGTGTGGCATAAAGTCGTGTTAGACTTATTCAAAGAAATACATGACACATGCTTTAGAGAAAATATAGAAACAATAATACACCTTGGTGATTTTTTCCATAACAGGAAGTCCACGAACACCAAGACACAAGATGCAGCTAATAAAATTGCTGAAATGATTGAGCGATTCAATTTAATTATAGTAGTAGGCAATCACGATACATACTATAAGAACAAAATCCTACCTACCAGTCTGAGTATATTCAAAGAACATAAAAAAATACAAGTAGTTCATAAACAATTATTTTTTCCAGAAGATATTATTTTGGTACCGTGGGGAGCTGAGGTACAACCAACTCACTACAAGTACTGTATGGGGCATTTTGAAATCACTGGTTTTAATATGAATGACTCATATATCTGTAAAAAAGGACGTGATCCATCTGACTTCAGCAGTTTTAAGAGAGTGTTTAGTGGTCACTTTCACACACCATCAACACAAGGTAAAATCACTTACCTTGGATCACCATTCCAACAAACATTTCATGATGCCGGTAGTACTCGAGGATATTACATATTTGAAAATGGGGAACTTGAGTTCATAGAGTTCAATAAATACCCACACTTTATAAAGATGAGTACTGAAAGCATCAATAATTCTGATATAAAGGGGAACATCATAAAGTTGACCTTCGAAAAGGATTATGGAACGGTAGAAAATGGGAACATTATTGAAAATATAATGAGTAAAGAGCCACAACAAATGCATGTTGACTTTTCTAAAATATCATATGAGTTGGATGATGAACCAGAAGAGGACATACCAGATATGATAGATCACGAAGAAATTATTAAAGATTATATCAGTAGGATTGAAAAACCAGTAAACATAAAAGAAAAAACTTTATTAGAAATAATAAGCAAGTTAACGGGGGAAATAAAAAATGAGTAGTGGACCGACAGGACTAGGCTCAAAATTTAAACCGATGCAAAAAATAAGAATAAATTTAGATAAAAAACACTGGTGCATATACAAAGGAGAATGTAAGGAAGAGTTAAACTTAACAACTTTATGTTGGAATTGTATTTGGATGCAAAAATTTGACATACCAGCACTATTGGAGGGGGAAATAAAAAATGGTAAACATGGGATGGGCGAACGGAACTAATACGACATATAGCACAGACAGTACTAATAGTAATGCAACTACATGGTATACAACATCTTCAGTATCACCAGAAGTACAAAAGTGGTTTTCAGTAGGACCAAATGGAGAATTAGTAGAAATGGACACACCAGGACACAGTCATGTGTTAACAAATCATCAACACGAACATAGCATAGTTGCTGATAATGGAGGTTGGTCAGCTCCGATATGGGGTAGAGCAACCTTTGAAGGAGAAGAAATGGTAAGATTTAAAGATAATATAGAAGTAAAAATAAATGGAAAGTGGATATCAATGGAAGAAACGATAAACAAAATAGAAGCTCTTGAAAGCGTTTTGGAAAAGTTACTAGCAAATGTACATATGAATAATATGACAAGAAGTGAAATACAAGAAAAACTTTTAAAAAACCGTCCAGTAAAAAAAGAAGTTGAACACATTGATCCTGATCTATTTAAGATATAATTTACAAGTGCTCAAATTTGTAGTATAATAAAATAAAAATAAAAATATGGAGGATTTGTAAATGAGGTTTGATGATGGTAGTGAAGAAGCCTATGAGATAATGCGCACGGTTAGAGAAGAACATTTTCCAGAACTGGCGGGATGTAACATTAAAATCATATTTGATAACAAAAAGAGAATGACTGGTGGTAAGATAGTACTTGGTTCAATTCAAAAACCTAATGAATTGACTAGGTTTTTTATGATTGATGAATCAGGCACTGACGAGGGATTTGACTATGTTATCAGGCTTGATATAAAGTGTTGGAGTTTAATAAACCCAGAAGATAAAAAGAGGTTAATGAGGCATGAGTTAAAACATACTTCTGTTGACTTTGATGCCACAACACCATATAAAATTCGTGGCCATACAATAGAGGACTTCTACTCTGAAATCACTCTAAATGAAGATGATCCGCGATGGGCTGAAAGAGCCGCACAGGCAACAATAGCCGTATATGAGCAGGACAGAAATGGATGAGCAACCACATCCACGGAAGAGACAACCGAATGACATGGAATTTATTATAGATTCAGGTCATGGAATGTTTATTAGTAGACCATCATTAATTGGTCTATTACAAAATGACGAGATTATCTTTTTGCGCGACCATCCGAAATATCCAGCAGTGGCAAATTATATTAATAATTTAATTAAAAGGTTGGAGAATTTAAAATGAAAGAATATAAAGTAATAGAAATACCAATAGGTATCACAATGAAATCTACATTACAAGAGAGACTTGACAAATATGCTAAAACTGGTTGGATATATAAAAACTCAGTACAAAATGAAGCAATGGGCACAATAGCAATTATATTAGAGAAGGAGTTTTAAAATGATTAAAAAAGGTTTATGTGTTGTGGGTGTGTATCTTACTGTATTAACTATAATTTTAAGTGTGATGGGTTGTGTTTATACCGAAGGTGATGATAAAGCACAAGAGGCATTTGAATTAATGACAACTCAAGAAAAAGCCATGCACGACAAAGCGGTAGATGGACACTATGAGTCATATCTTGTATCTGTAAGAAATGCAGTAAGAAAAAGAAATACATCACCGAATGAAAGAGCGATACCATTTATTGATATTGCTAATGTGATAAAATTTTGTGATGAAAACATCCTTGTTCCAGTAGATAGTTGGGGTGAATCAACCAGAAAAAAAGCAAGAGCATCAAAGTTTAGCTTACAAGACCCATCATGGTATAAGAAAATAATTAAAGCGACAGAACAAGATACACCACTTGAAATTGAACAAACCACAGAAAAAATTACAAAATCACAAGTTGTAAGAAATACGGAAAGACTGATTGCTTTTGCATCTAAAGTACCAGAGGACGAAGTTAGTGAATTAGATTTACTGCCTCTTAAAGAATATAGAGATATAAAATCTATGGCTAGGGGATGCGATGGCGCAATTAATATAATAGAATTAGCGGCATCTAAAGGCAACCCCTTAACTAATAAAGATGCCGATGATATTTTGTATCAGAAGTCAGTTTGTGAAACTAAAAAATTAAACGATAACATGTAAAAAGAAAGGAGAAATTGTATTATGGCTAGTAGAGATAGGGATTATCAAACAAACGGAACTGGTCGTGAACGCGACCTAGTTGTTGCGCCAAACGAGTATGCTTATGTAAGCGATCAGACAAAAGGAAATGTCAACGTCCATGTTGGTCCTCTGAAAACAAGTTTGGCTGGTACTGACCAACTGGTGAAATTTGACAATAGGACGAAAAGATTTGTGAATGTAGATTTGCAAAACGCAATTCAGACATTTGCGACTGCACCAGAAGGTTGGTATCTAGTACTTAAAAACCCTGCTGAAAATGATCTTCAACCACAGGGTGGAAAAGCAGATGATTTAAGAGGAGGACTCAGAGTTGGTAGAAAAGTCAACATTCCTGGTCCTGCTTCATTTGCTTTGTGGCCTGGGCAGATGGTTAGGACCATTAAGGGTCATATCCTCAGATCAAACCAATATTTACTTGTTCGAGTATATGATGAAGAGGGCGCCAAGACGAACTGGAACAAAGCAGTTATTAAAAGAGCAGATGGTGAAGAAGGTACTGCGGATGAAGTATTAAAGACACCTGATATTACTATGGGTAAACTATTCGTCATTAAAGGAACGGAAGTATCGTTTTACATTCCGCCAACAGGTGTTGAAGTTGTGCGAGACGAAAATGATGAAAATGTAAGAGATGCCTTGACTCTTGAAAGACTTGAGTATGGTATTCTTAAAGATGAAAATGGTGGAAAACGATACTTGAAAGGACCGGATGTTGTTTTTCCTGAGCCAACAGAAGTATTTGTTGAGAAAGGGAAAACCAGAAAATTCAAAGCCATTGAATTGAGTCCTATTAGTGGACTTTACATCAAAGTCATTGCAGACTATGATGATCACAAGGTAGGTGATGAACTCTTTATTACAGGTAAACAGCAAATGATCTACTTCCCACGTGAAGAACATGCCATTATGAAATATGGTGATGAGCATATTCATTTTGCTACAGCTATTCCCGCTGGTGAAGGACGATATGTCCTCAATCGCTTATCAGGTGAAATATCACTTAAGCTTGGTCCAAGTATGTATTTACCAGACCCACGAACAGAAGTGCTTGTAAGACGAGTCATTGATCCAAAACAAGTATCAATCTGGTTCCCTGGAAACACCGAAGCCATTGAATATAATGCAAGTATGGCTCAAATGCAGGAATCACCGAGTCAGGCATATGTGAGTGATAAAAAACTGAAGAAAATGATGCGAGGTAAGAGTTCAGAAAGACTATTTGCAGCTGATGCCGGACCGGAAAGAGGTTGGGACACCGAAAGAACTGGTAGGAGTATGATTGATGATTCTTTCGATAGAAAAGAAACATATACCAAACCTCGAACCTTGACTCTTAACACCAAGTTTGAAGGCGCCGTTATGATCGAGCCTTGGACTGGTTATGCTATCAAGGTTGTAAGTAAAACTGGCAAGAGAGAAGTCATTGTTGGTCCGACTACTTACCTGCTTGAGTATGACGAAGTCTTAGAACACATGGAGCTATCAACTGGTACTCCAAAGAGTGATGATAAATTGTTAAAGACCTCGTATCTGAGAGTACTTAACAATAAAGTATCTGATGTTATCACGGCTGTTACCAAAGACAGTTGTAAAGTTAAGATCGCATTATCTTATCGAGTGAACTTCACTGGTGATAAAGAAAAATGGTTTGATGTTGAGAATTTTATTAAATTCCTAACAGACCATATGAGATCACTTGGTAGAGCAGTCATTAAGTCAAAAGGCATTGAAGATTTCTACAAGGATCCTCATACAATTATTCGAGACGCTTTCCTTGGCAAGCAAGATGAAAATGGTAACCGCCAAGGTCGTCTGTTCGAAGAGAACGGAATGAAGATATATGAGATTGAAGTACTTGGCATACAAATTGGTGATGCTGAAATCGAAGGAATGTTAGTAAGGAACCAAAATGAAGTCGTAAAACAAAGTCTTGAACTTGAAAGGTCAAAGAGAGAAATGGAATTGACCAAGTCTAAAGAGGAAATGAAAAGAAGCTTATTGGCACACACTGTTAAAACAAATCTAGCCACTGTAGATGGTAATTTGAAAATTTTGGAAAAGCAAAAAGAGGCCGATTTGGCCGGTGCCGCAAAGGAACTAGCAATTAAAGAGGCTGATACTCTGATTGAGAAAGAAGATCAGAAAGCACTTGACGTAGCTAATGATGCTAAGGTTGCTAGAGATAAAGCAATCGAAGATCAGAAACTCGAGGTGGATGCGAAGAAACTTGAGTTGACCATCCAAGAACTTCAGGAAGAAGCGAAGGCGGTGGCAGAAAAAGGGAAAGCCATCACACCTCAATTCATCCATGCACTTCAGGCATTTGCTGACAAGGAATTGGCTGGAAAACTGGCCGAGTCAATGGGTCCTCTGTCCATCATAGGTGGTGAGAGTATCGTAGATGTATTCGCAAAACTTCTAAGAGGAACCAAACTTGAAAAGATTGGTACGAAGTTGTTCACCAACGGTCTACACGACGAGGAAGATTGGAGTACAAAACAATCTATGTAAATGAAAAGGTGAGAGCTTAACCGCTCTCACCTTAACTTTATTATTCAGAAAGGTGAAGTAATGGGACCACATATAGGAGACAAGCCAGATAAATTTGATGACGTTTGGACCACAGAAAATGATCTAGCTAGAAGATGGGGCACAAAAGAGTACTTTAAAAGAGTTGACCGTGATGGGTGGCACACGGATAGGGATTCACTTGCTAATGGAACTCGCAGAATAAAATCGGATGTGGAAAGAATAAAAGCGGATGCGAGAAGAATAAAAGCGGATGCGGAAAGAATGACCCGGGATGCAAAAAAAATAGCCGAGAGTGCACGTCGAGCGGCCACAAAAGTAATGGGACCATCACATACTCATACGGTAAGTGGTAGTTTTGATTGGCAAAATTTAACTAAGCCAACGAATCCATCACATCCAAGATTTACATCATCGAAAAAGACATTTTTTAAAAATAGAAAGAAAAAGAAGAGGAGATTTAAATTGTCTAGTAAAAGTGGAGGAATAGGCATAGGAACGATAATATTTTGGGGTATGTTATTATTTTGGTTCTGTGGTGATGATAAGGCAGATAAAACAGCCGAGGTTGTCGATACCTCAACCGACAATGAGATAATTAATAAAGTAAAGGAAGCATATAACAATATAAAACCAGAAGCCGAAGCACTTATCAATAAGGCAAAGAGTGAGTTTAATAAAACAGTAAGTAAAGAGAAATCTATTAAAACTCCACGCCCACCAAAGGCATCAGACGACAATAATCGGTTCGCACAAGAAGATGACAGATTTGGGAGCATAGAAGACAAATGGTAAAATGGATAAAAAATACAAAAGCGTTTACGTTGATTGAATTAATGATTGTAATTGCTATAATTGCTATATTAGCAGCAATTGTGATACCAAATTTCTTAGATTATAGAGAAAATCTAAGAAATAAATATCAACCTAAAATTGAACAGAAAGGTGACCACCAAGGAGACCACCAAGGAGTATATTAACGGGGGATGAAGTTACAAATAGAGTCGGTAGAATTTAAGAACTTCCTATCATTTGGAAGCAGAGCAACCGTTGTTCCATTTCTACCAGGCGTAAACTTAGTATCGGGAATAGATTTAGAGAAAAAGAAATCTAACGGGGCCGGGAAGTCAAGCTTCCTTGAGACGGTCCCGTTTGCCTTGTTTGGGCAGGTACATAGAAATATTAAGAAAGAACAAATTATTAACTGGAAGAACAGACGAAACTGTGAAGTTATACTTAACTTCAAAAAAGGTAAATCTGTTTTTTCAGTACTCAGAGCTATCAAGCCAGACAATTTTGAAATATATCAAGATGGAAGCTTAATAGATAAACCATCACACATCAAGGAATATCAAAAAACCTTAAATGAAATTATTGGACTCAACTTCCAAACTTTCATGTCTCTCATTCATTCCAACATAAATTCAAGCGCAAAAATTCTATCCATGAAAAAACCCGACAAGAGGAAATTCATGGAGACGATGTTTGGATTATCTTTATACACAAAACTTAACGAAAAATGTAATTCTAAGCTGAAAAACTTAAATGACAAGATTAGAGAGATTGAACTAGGTGATCTTGCAAATTACAAGATCATAAACTCTTCTGAACAAAGAATAAGAGAAATACAAAGTAAGATTAGAAATATACGTATACCAGAGGCTGAATTAAATGAGGCTCGTAATGAGCTAAAAGACCTTGAGCAAGATTCTCCTAACAATTCCGATGAGCTAGATAGTATAAGGCGTCAGCTTGGACAAATTGAACTCGAACGCGAGCAATTTAATATAATAAGAGATAGAATTAATAGTGTATGTGTGCCATTTGTTAAGGATAAAGGTAATATTAAGTCAAGAGCACTTAGAATATACACAGAAATGAAAGATGATATAGAAATGCTCAAGAGTTTAGAAGAATCATATGGAACAAAAGAACAGGTTGCCAAACGTTTCCTTGATAAATCAAAAGAAGTAGATAGTTTTGCCGATGAAAAATTTGAGTTAATTGAAAGAAAATCTGAAATACATAGCAGAATAGCAGCATTAAGAGCAGAGAATCACCTACTCTTGAAAAAACTAGATTTAATTGATAATGATATTTGTCCAACATGTGGTAGAGAGTTCGATGATCCTGATTTATATGAAAATACAAAGAATGAGTTAACTGCAAATGATATAGATTTAAGAAGAGAAGAGGAAAAGATTCAAGGTCTTCAAATTAATGTGGATTCTTTAAATGATAAAACCCATGAGTCTAAGAAAGTTAGAAGTGCGCTTGAAAAGGGTATGACACACATGAACAATCTGATTGCCAGAGTTGGAAATGTTGAGAGTGAGGAAACTATACAAAAATGGGCATTAGATATTACCAGATATACTAAAACATTAGAATGTTTGAAAAAAGTGAGTGATGAGTTTAGAAGAAAAGCACATAGAAGATTTGGTAAAGAAAAGTTACTACAAGAAAGATCAGATGATTTAAAACATCATGTAGATAAAACGATTGAAACAGAACGCAGAATAAAGCAGTTAGAACATGATGTTAAGTTAAGGGCGAAAATGAGGCAAGATTTTACTGAAATGATAGAAAAAGAGAAATTTTCTATTAGTCAATTAGAAAGAGAATCTAAGACGTTCATGTTAAAAAAGTCAAAGTTCATAGAAATAAAAGATTATCTTAATTTTACTAAATTTATATGTGGAGATAACGAAGTAAAACAACATGCAATATCTTCTATCATACCCTATATGAATAAAAAGACAAACTTTTATCTATCCGAAGTCGACTATGGATTCTATACTATATTAGATAAGTGGTTAGATGCAGAGATAAAAGGACCCGGTATTACAAATGCTTCTTATGGATCACTGTCAGGTGGTGAAGGTAGAGGTATAGATTTAGCAATTCAATTTGCGTTCCTTGATGTTGCAAGGCTTAGAGCTGGTATATTTCCAGACTATCTAACATTTGATGAGTTACTTGACTCTTCAATAGATGGTGTTGGTATAGCCCAATTATTTAAAATAATAAGAACTAGACAAAGGGATGATAATTCAAAAATATTCATAATATCTCACAGGACAGAGTTAGGAAACAGTGATGATATAGATAATATATATCATGTTACTAAACAAAATGGTTACTCACAATTGGAAATACGTAGCTAAATTTAGATGCTTAAAATGTGGCCATAAATGGGAGGATAAGACGGGACCAACTCAGTGTCCAAAATGTTGGCACTTATATGTGAAGTGGGAAAACTACGAAGATTTAAGGAAAATTTGGAATAAAAATGGGTGGGTGTGCTAATGACTAATTGGAGATTAAGTGATAATAGAAGTGTAACAGATTTGTTACTAAATGAATCTGTTGTTGATATAGTAATTTTATATCAAGATGATATACAGAGAGCTAATATTATTTGGCAGTTAAAGGAAAATTTAGGGCATTCAATTACATCTGTTACGTTATGGTCAATAAAATTACTTAATCAAAATACCGTAAGATTTGTGACAATTCAACAAGCGCAAATAGAAACAAGGGGAATCAATATAAGTTTACTTTTATTCCCAGATAGTATAGAATATAATGTGAGGCGAGAAATAACTAGAGAGCTAACACCCAATATGATAAGCAGTGGTGGTATTACCGGCACCATAAGAGTATAGAAAGGAGTAGTAATGATTGTGGTAATTGATCCAGAGGTAAAAAGATTATTTTTTGATAGAATTATGGAGTCATGTAATTATAGTGAATATGATGCGTCCAGATGGATAGAGTCAATTGCATTTGGAGAAAAAGCTATCATAGTTAGGGATGAACTTGATGGATTTATACAAAGAATACAAGAATTAGAAAAAGAAAGAGAACGATTTAGAAAAGCCTGGTTAAATGAAGAACGAAAACGAAAGTCATACCAGACAAAATTAAGAGGTGTGGATAATGAAATAGGTGGATATATGGATATACTGGAAGAGTATAGGTCAGTTCTACGACACTCTGGGCTTCAGGAGTATATTTAATGAACAAATATACTGATTATTCGGATTGGTATGATAATGGACCAGGTAGAGAAGATGATAAAATTCTAATAGATAATTCGGATTTTATAAGAGATTTGATATTTGGAAGAAAGGAAAAGGTAATTGATTTACCTGAGGAGTTGTTTGAAATATGAATGATGTTTTTGATGATTTAAAAAAGAGTATAGAAAAAAATGTTAAAGGAGTCCATGTAAGTATTCTAGCCAATTCAGAAATAGCAACGGGGAGATTTATATTAACTACGCCCGCAATGGATTTAAATAGAATACTATCAGGCTCTCTGAAAGGTGGTATTCCTTCAAGAAATTTAGTGGCAATTGTTGGACCAGAGCATAGTTTTAAGTCAAGTTTTATGATATTATGTATGGCGAATGCTCAAAAGCTAGGATACAAACCAGTTGTATTAGATACAGAGGGTGGAATTACAGATGATTTCTGTCGAAGATGGGGACTTGATCCGGACAATATTCTATATGTATATACACCATGGATACATGAAATTAAGTCGGTAATTGCACAGATAAGAGAATCAGGTGAGCAAGGATTTGTTATTGGAATTGACTCAGTTGGTGGTATTGATAGATATAAGTCATTCACCGATGCTGTAAAAGGTGATCCAAAGGCAGACCAAGGTCTATTACAGAAAGAAATTAGAAGTACTTTGAAATTACTTCTGAATATTTCTATTGCTCAGAACTCAGTTAGTATAGTTTGTGGGCACTACTATGGTAGTCCATCAACGGTACCGATGCCAGATCAGATAGGTGGTGGGAAAGCTATGAAGTTATTTCCATCAATTTTAATATCACTTAAGAAAACATACTTAAAAGAAGGTGATATAAAGACTGGTGATATTATAGGAAATAGAATTACTGCAACAACACTAAAGAACAGAATGTATCCACCATTTCAACAAGCTACAATAGATATTGACTATAAATCTGGTATAAA